TTGACGTTACTAATTTTCGTGCTTCTGGGGCTTATATCAAAGGCACAAACGGGATTTCTGGAGGTCTTGTGCCATGGCTCAAAATCCTCAACGACACACTTGTCGCAGTAAACCAAGGCGGCAAAAGACCGGGTGCGGGATGCGCTTATTTGGAACCTTGGCATTTAGACTTTGAAGATTTCCTAAACCTTCGGAGAAACACTGGCGACGAAAGATTACGTTGCCACGATATGAATACAGCGTCGTGGGTTCCTGATCTTTTTATGCAAAAAGTAAAAGAGGACGCTGACTGGTATATGTTCTGTCCATCGGACTCGAGAGATTTGCATGAAGCTTTCGGCGATTGCTTTACGGCCATCTATGAACAAATGGTAGATAAAGCTGAAGCCGGGGAACTTAAAAATTTCCGCAAGGTAAAAGCAAAAGACTTGTGGAAAAAGATGTTGAAAGTTCTATTCGAAACTTCCCATCCTTGGGTGACTTTTAAAGATCCTTCTAATATTAGATATAGCAACCAACACCAAGGAGCAGTCCACTCAAGTAATCTCTGCACCGAAATTCTCCTGCATACTAAACCGTCCAAATATAAAGACGGGGAAAAAGTAGAAATAGGAGAAACTGCTGTCTGCAATCTTGGTAGCGTCAATTTAAAAAACCATCTTGTTGATGATGGATTAAATAGAGGTTTATTAGCCTCTACAATTAAGACTGCTATTAGACTCTTGGATAATGTAATTGATTTAAATTTTTACCCTACTAAAGAAGCAGAAAATTCTAATCTCCAGCACCGACCAATTGGATTAGGAATGATGGCAACTCATGACGTTCTTCAAATTCTTGATATACAGTATGATTCTGATAAGGCTGTAAAGTTTATCGACGAGCTAACAGAATTCTTTTCTTACAATGCCATTCTTTCTTCTAGTGAATTAGCAAAAGAAAGAGGAAGTTATAAAACTTACTCTGGCTCACTTTGGGAAAAGGGGCACCTTCCTATTGACACTTACAATACTCTCCTAGATTTTAGAAAAAAATCTCCAAAGACTCCCGTGCGGGGAAAACTTGATTGGAAAAAAGTAAGAGAACACATTTTAAAATATGGAATCAGAAATAGTAACACTATGGCAATTGCTCCTACTGCCACTATCGGCTATATTAACGGTGTGGAGCAGAGTATCGAACCGAACTTCTCGGTAATGTTTGTTTACGAGTGCAAAAGCGGAAACTTTTACGTTGTTAATGAGCAGTTTGTAAACGACATGAAGAAGGAAGGCTTGTGGAGTCCTCAACTTGCCGAGGCAGTGAAAGAGGTTGATGGCGATGTTATGCTTTTAGATATTCCAGAAAAGTATAGAGAAAAGTATAAGACCGCATTTGATCGAGATATGTTTAAACTAATTGAATGTAATGCGGCTCGTCAGAAATGGATTGACCAAGGTATATCATTTAACTTATACAACAAAGGGACTAGTCTAAAATACCTAAATGACATTTATATGAGTGCTTGGGAAGCAGGATTAAAAACTACCTATTATCTTCGCAATCGAGGAGCATCTAAGGTAGAAAAATCAACTAAAAAAGAATATACCGAAGAGGAGCAGATAGCTTGCTCTATCGCTAACCCCGAAGCATGTGAGGCTTGCCAATAATGGATTACTCTAAAGTAAACATATTTTATCCTGTTATTGGTTATACAGGGATGGTCCACTCGGATTATATGATGAGCACTATAGATCTAATGTCTGTGTGTCGACAGAAAGGAATAAAGATAGGTCTTCGGTCTATATGGTTTGAAAGCTTAATTAGTAGAGCACGAAATGCGTCAGTCGCCTTTATGCTTAATAAAGATTACACCCATTTATTATTTGTAGATACCGACACTCAATTTTCAGCGTTTGACGTTATGAAGCTTGTCGAAGCGGATCAAGACGTAACAGTTGGGGTTTATCCTAAGAAATATTTCAATGGTCAAAAAATAGAACTAATGGCCTCCACAGGTAAGATGCCGGAATATTGGAGGCATTTAGCTACGGATTTTTCCACCGAGCTAGATTACAAAGAGTTAAAGAAAGCTAAAAACCAAGATATAGTGCAAGCCAACTATGCAGCTACAGGCTTCATGCTTATAAAGAGGGAATGTATAGAAAAAATAATCGCCGCTAAACCAGAAATAAAATACACCAATGATATTGATGGATACATGGACGCGGGAGACAACTTTTATGATATTTTCCGCTGTGAAGTAAACCCCGACACCAAAAAATACGAGAGCGAAGATTATGGTTTCTGCAAGTTATGGAAATCTCTAGGCGGGGAGATAAACGTTGTAGCAGATATTAGTTTAGGGCATCGCGGATTTAACACCTACATGGGTAATCTAAAACTACAATCACATTACTATACGCCAAATGAGTGACTCAAAGACTGGACAAATATTAGGAAAAGACATAGCTGGGGTTAATTGCATTTTACCTCATAAACATAAAACCGCATGGGATTTATTTCTCAAAGGATGCGCAAACAATTGGATGCCTACAGAAATATCTATGGCGGAAGATATTAAACAATGGAAAAATGGAGATATTACAGATGATGAAAAACTGCTGGTTAAACGTTCGCTTGGCTTTTTTGCTGGGAGCGAATCTCTTGTTGGGAATAATCTTTTGCTTAGTGGTTTTCGTTATATTACTGATGCTGAGTGTCGGCAGTATATTTTACGACAAGCGTTTGAGGAGAGCCTCCATAATCTTACTATTGTTTATGTTTGTGATTCTCTGGATCTTAAAATAGATGAAGTTTATCGAGCTTATGAGAACATCCCTTCTATAAAAGCTAAAGATGATTTCTTAATGGAAATTACCACTGATCTTAGTAGAAAAGATTTCAATCCCCATAGCCAAGAAGGTAAAAAGGAAATCTTAAGGAACTTTATTACTTATTGGATTGTATGCGAAGGTATATTTTTCTTCAGCGGATTTGCTATGCTGCTAGCATTGGGGCGACAAAACAAAATGCAAGGTATTGCTGATCAGATTAAATATACCCTACGTGATGAAAGCTCCCATATCCAGTTTGGTACCTATGCCATTAATCAAATTATAGAACAAAACCCGAAACTTTGGTCGAAAGCTTTTCAAGAAGAGATTACTGAATGGATCAAGAAGGCTGTAGAGCTGGAGATCACTTACGCAAAAGATGTATTACCTAGAGGAATTCTCGGGCTTAACGCAGATATGTTTGTAGATTATATGCATTACATTGGCAACCGAAGACTAGAAGGTATTGGGCTAGAATATCGCTTCCCTAGCGATAAAAACCCTTTCCCTTGGTTAGGTGAAGTAGTTGATGTTCAGGCTATGGGAAACTTTTTTGAACGCCGAGTAAGAGAATATCAACAATCGGGTTCCCTTGAGGACGACTTTTGATGTAACATCTTATGAACGACTATGTCACAATTCAAATTCTCTAGCGAGGCTTTTATGTTGGGCCAGATATCTTGCGAAATGATATCTCTCTCTCAAGATCTCAACAAAAATCAAGGCAAAAAACTTAATGGAGAATTAGTAGATTTAGAAAAAATATTAAAACGTATCAATCAAGTAAAAACCTTAATACTTAAAAAAGATGAATCCGTCTGAATTTGAAAGAACCAAACCCCGAGAAACTTATGCAGCCATTATAAAGGTAAAGGAAAAGTATGAGACTTTACTTAAAGAGACTGTGATTATGGAAGAAGCGGATGCTATAAAAGTAGAGATGGCTAACGCTTTCTTAAAGGATTTAAAAAATATTTTTCAAAAATTCAAAGCTGGCGAATAATATTGTGTAACAATATACATGGCTAGCATAGCAGATCAATTCAAAGGCCTCCCAATTGGGACACTCATCGCGGAACCGTTACTTGGAGCAGCAAAAGCTCAAGGGCAGTTAGCTCACACAACGGAAAATTTTATCAAAGACATCGGGCTGCAAGACGATGGCAACGGCAACCTTAGCGCACGTACGGTGGAATTTGATTATGATGCTCCTATCGAATCCAAAGATGATAAAGGAGCTATCACTACAAAAATTGAAAACCGTAAACTTAAGGTTCCTCTTCTTTCCATTATTCAAACCCCTAACTTAGGAGTCAAAAAAGCTACTGTTGACTTTGATATGGAAGTCAAATCTAGCACTCAGGATACGAGCTCCGTTAATACTAAAACTGATCTTAGCGTTAAATATGACAACTGGTGGTCCCCTGTGAAAGTAGACCTTACAGCTTCAGTATCTACTAAAAGTGAAAATATTCGTAAGACAGATAACTCAGCCAAATATACAGTCCATGTAGAAGCCCGTGATGACGGAGCTCCCGAAGGACTAATGAAAGTTCTTGACATTCTTGGAGCAGCTATTCAACCTGTTCCTGTGGGTGGAGGCAATACTCCTCCAGCTCCGCCTAATAAGTAATGTCTGAAGACAAATTACCTTATTCAAAATCTGGATCATTCCGAGGTGCTCCGGCGTTAAAAACGTTTGATCACTTGATCCAGTGTCTCTATAACTCTGTTGTTTATGCTCAACGTTATGTGGAAACTGAGCATTTAAAGCGGGTTATAGGGACATATTTTGATGATCACGGCAGACCCGTCACTAAAAAAATTATTCTCCCTACTGCTGAAGGAGATCAAGAAGTCGAAATCCCTATTATGACTTTAGCGGGCCATAACCATCTTAAGATAGAGAACTTAGAGATGGAATTTGAGGTGGATTTAGGGCAATTTGAGAACTCCGATAACCACCAAAAGAGACGAATGATTGCTATGATAGGGAGAAAAGACCCTAAAAACACATTAGCTAAAGTAAAGCTCACTATTAAAAATGGTGATACCCCTGAAGGTATAGCTCGAATTAATGATAAAATTGTAAAAACTATCCCTACTTAATATAATTAAAGTATGGCAAGTGGTTACTTAAGATTAATGCTCGATTCGGCCCGTCGTTGTGCCGCAGCTACCCAAGACGCAGCTGAAGATGCAAGGAAAGCCTCTGAAGAGGCCCGTCACGAAGCTCAGGAAATTGACCAAATGGCCCAAGACGCTGCTTCAAAAGCTGTGGAAGCTAGTGAGAGAGTCAAGGTTTTAGAGGCTAAGGTTCTCAAGCATGATAACATGGGAGAAGTTGAATCGGTTTAAATCATTCGCTTCTTTATGGACTCTATTATGTCAATTTGGTTTTCTAACCTAATATAATTAGTAATTATAGTAGCCCTTTGGTTCCGCACTTGAGTATCAATACTTAAGCCCCTTTCTTGAAGAGGACAAATTATATCAGAAATAAAATCAAACATGCCCCGCTGGTTTAAAAACTTCCAATATAAATCTTCTGTTCCACGCTCGCACTCTAAAAGAACGTCCATATCGCAGTCCATATGGGCGCAAGATAAAACATACCTAAATGGCAAAGATTCTGTTGGCGGCTCAGATAAAGGGGCGCAAACTATTAAGTTCATATAAAATATTACACTTATGACTCCAACCAATTTAGTAAATGATATCCCTATTACTCAGGATGGCTTTGGCCATATCAGCTGCATTGTAGAGATACCTAAAGGAACTAATACTAAATACGAATATAACGAAAAATATAATATATTTGAACTCGATCGGTGTCTTGTTTCCTCGCTCCAATACCCTATTAATTACGGATTCATAACACAAACTTTCGCACTTGATAATGACCCTTTAGATGTATTAATTTTTAATCACGACCCTATCGACAGAGGGAGCTTGGTGAAATGTCGCGCTCTAGGAGTTTTAGACTTTGTAGATAATGAGGAAATAGACTACAAGGTTATAGCCGTTCCTCACTGGACCCCAAAATCCCGTTACCCTAGACTGAGCTCTATCGAAGCGGAGCATCTTAAAATATTTAAACAATTTTTTCGTATATACAAAATAGATAAATCAAGCACTGTTAAAGTCGGTGAATGGAAAAACGGAAAAAAAGCCTCCACGGTAGTTTTGGATGCTCACGATAGATGGAATCAACAACAAAAAAATAGCAATGTTTGACAATATAACTGTACCTAAATCTTACTTAAGAAGCCTGTTAACCAAAAAGCAGGAGAAACTAGTCGATAGAACTGACTTCCAAACGAAGAGCCTAGAAAACTCTCTCTTCAATTATAAAATATATAAACAAAAACTTTTTTTAAATCACCCTGAGAAAGTAAACCCAAAAGAACGATGGGTAAAAGTTTGTTATTCAGGGAAAATAACCTTTTACAATCTACTTAAGGAAGAAAGCGATAAATCTTATTGGGTAGTTTTCAGTTTTACTTTTAATAAAGGGTTAGTAGATAAAAAAGAGCTTATAACTTTTGAAGCTCATCAGCCTCACAAAGAACAAAACCCTCAAGAAATAGCCTTTAGAAGAACTTTTAAATATAAATTTTTCCGTAGGTTTCTTTCGTTTCTGACACGACTCCATTATTGGGCCTCAGCGAAAACGCTAACACCTGCGTCGACCCCATCAACCGTCTCAAAAAAAGAAAAATTAAGCCTCTGGAAACATTCGTAAACATGAATGAAAGAGAGCTTTACAATATTAGAACTTCTTCTGGTTACAACTATTATCATGCTGATTGCATCTTTCTCTCTTCAAACATATATGAATGCAAAGAGGTCAGGACGAATTGCAGCGTGTAAGACATATAGAAAACAAGTAGAAACTTTCCACTATATGCCCGAATACGATTTTAGCACTTACTCAGCTAAAAGCCCTGAAGACATAAAGCTGTTGGTAGAAACCTATAATCAGTGCTATAATTGCCACACAACAGCTGGAATCCCTTACTACTACGCCGAATAAAATGAAAAAACTCATCTTTTTACTTTCTCTAACGATGGCCTCTGCTGCTGATAATCAGTATACAGGCATTACCACCCGTAACGCCTTCTCTCTAGGTAAAGATTTTTTACCTCCTGCTCCGCTCGTAGTAAAGACTAATGCTCCTCCTATTAAATTAAATCTCACGGGAATTATGAAGTATAAGAATCTCACTAACGTCTTCCTTTATTCTAAAGATATTCCTAAAAGGTTCCTTACCCTTAGTAATAAAAAAAGGAGTGATAGCGGCATAGAGCTTTTAAGTGTTAAGAAAAACCTCGTAAAAATAAATAATAACGGCGTCGTCGAAACTCTCTCTTTTGAGATTAATAAAATACCTAATATAATTGGCCCAGCCCCCATTTTTAATCGCCCCACTGTGATAAAAAAGGATAAAAAAGATGATAAAAATAAAAATAAAGAAGAAGAGCGCCGAGAGAATATCGCTAAAGCGATAGAAAAATATAGAAAAGAGAGAGACAAAAGCAAATAAATATAAAGCATAATGGAATTTATTGATTTAAAATCTCAATACAAAAAATACAAAAACGCCATTGATAAACGTATTCATTCAGTATTAGATCACGGAAAATATGTAATGGGGCCTGAAATAGAAGATCTGGAAGAAAAACTAGCCAACTTCACTAAAGTTAAGCATTGCGTTACAGTAGGCAGCGGCACTGTTAGTTTAGAAATCGCTTTAAGAGCCTTAGATATAGGGCCGGGAGATGAGGTTATAACGGTTCCTTTTACTTGGATTAGTACTGCTGAAGTAGTCATGGCGGTAGGAGCTACCCCAATCTTCATCGATATTGAGCCTGAAAGCTACAATATGAATCCTGATCTTTTAGAGGCAGCAATTAATAAGAACACTAAAGCTATTATCCCTGTCAGCCTATTTGGTCAGATGCCCGATTTAGAGAAAATTTGTTCTATCGCAGATAAGTATGACATACCCGTTATTGAGGATGCCGCTCAGAGCTTTGGAGCAACTCGCCATGGCAAGAAAAGTTGTGGGGCTAGCCTGATTGGTAGTACGAGTTTTTTTCCGGCCAAGGTATTTGGATGTTACGGAGATGGGGGAGCCATCTTCACTGACGATGAAGAACTAAGCTTAAAATTTAAATCTATAAGAAATCATGGAGGCATTGTCCGAGGATACCATGACCGAGTAGGAATGAATGGACGCTTTGATACTATCCAAGCCGCAGTCCTATTAGAGAAGCTCATTCACTTCCCTCAAGAAGTCAAAGACCGCGCAAATATTGGGGAAAGATACTCTACGCTCCTCGCAGATACTTGCGCCACTCCAATTGTATCCCAAGGAAACACTCACGTTTATGGACAGTATACAATTAGAATAAGAAACAGAGATGAAGTAAGGGGTACACTTCAGAAGAAGGGTATACCTACGGCAATATATTACCCCAAATGCTTACACCAACAACCAGTTTTCTCTTCTCTCCCTTGGTGGAAGACGAATGATCTAGGGGATTTCCCAGTCGCAGAACTGGCCTCTAGTGAAGTCTTGAGTCTCCCTATGCATCCTTTCCTTAAAGAAGAAGAACAAAATAAAATAGTGGAGGCTATTAAAAATGAAGCATGATTTATTTATCACTGATTTGTGGGAGTTCGATTTCCCCTATCATAATCAATTTAAGCCTCAAATTTTAAATTTTATCAAGTCATCTAATGAGGCTGAGACCCATTTAGAAAATGGCTCGAATGCTCCTTCTCTCGACTCATATGGGGGTTACGAGCTAGACATAGAAAGCGATAAAAGTATTGTCTCTTTTTTTGATATACAAATAAGAAAGCTATTAAAAAAAATCCAAGACGCTCACGAATGGGAACCCGGGGAATGGATAAATATAGATCCTTGGCTCAATATAAATAAAAAAGGAAGCTTTAACCCCCCTCATATTCATCCGGGTAATGATTACTCTGGAGTTTATTATGTTTCTTTTCCCCCTAACTCAGGTAAAATACATTTTTTAGATCCTCGCCCCCAGCATAGACTCAGTTCACCTAATCCAGCCCATAAAGAAGGGACTAACTGGTACGCTACCAAAAATCCATATGATAGTAGTATTTTTACCTACGACGTAACAGAGGGTAAAATAATAATTTTCCCTTCTTGGTTAATGCATTACGTAGACCCTAATCCCGCTGACGATCTAAGAATATCTATAGCTTTTAACGTTAAATTTTTTCAAGAAGAGAGTAATGATAGTACCAAAAAGTAAATTAATCGCATTCGTTAACTTGGTAAACGAATGTTGCGCGGTAATGAAAGAAGATTACGTTGGGGATTGGTTAAATAAACCTAATCCCGATTTAAACATGGATACCCCTCTTGATGTCTTTAATCATGAAGGATCAGAAGGAGCGAATAAAATTTATAGGCTTCTTTATTTTATAGACATAGGGGAAGCCGACCTTTAATTATTCAGGAACGCTACTCACTATAGCACTTGTCCCGTCAGGGAAACGAGTCCTAGTTACTAAATAAACAACGCCTGCTACTGTCTCTTTTTGAGTAAAGTTGCCTACCCGTGTTGAACTCGTAGGTGTATCATTTTCTTCAACTATATTAAACTCAACCACAGAAGCGTCCAGTATGACTTCAAATTCACCGATGTTTTGATTGGTCCCACCAGACAATAGAATGTTCGTCATCCCTCGAGCCTCTATACCTTCTGTAGGGACAAGAGCGGTTATCTTGTTGCTTGAATTTATGGTGAATTCAGCTTCTAGGTTTTCCCCGCTAGGTATTTGAAAATATACCCCCGAGACAACCCTAAAACCTTCTCCAGAAATTTCAACATTTGAACCCGTCACGCCCCTAGCAGGCCCGTAACCAGTTGCATTTACTCGAGTTCCTGTAATTATATATTCATTAGGAAACACATTGATCTGTTTCGCTAAATAGTCTTCAGACTCGCTATCGTAAAAAGCAGAAGAGCTGGTCTGTGGGTCCCAAGAATTGACGAGGAATAATTGACCGGTTCCTATAAAACTATTGTCTGGCCTAAAGGTGAACTCAGAATAGATCGTATTAGGATCGCTTCCTATTCCCGAACCAGTCGCAAAACTATCAGTAGAATAAAGATGAACACCATTCCGTGAGTCCCCATTTCCTGTCCCGCTTATCCCTACGGCTAAATTACCGGAAATAAAGCTAGTCTGAGCATTTATTCCCGATATAGTTACTGTGCTGCCTGTTTCTATTTTATTATTAGAATCAAATCCAGTTACCCCACTAACAACAGTTAATGGAGAAAAACCATCAAGAATACCAGCGCTCCCATTTCCCCTGCCACTTATCCTCAAGTCACCCGGCCGAACGCCCGAAGGCACTTTGGCTGATACCAATTCCATCTGACCAACACTAGAACCCACTGAATCTAAGCCTGTAAAAAATCCTCCAGTTATACTTGAGAAATCCACAATAAGCCCTGAAACGTTATCCCCGCTTATATTCAAGACCTCCCCCGGAAGCAAATAATTATTTGCACCTGAAACGTTTGTAACGTTTATAGGATAAGGGCTTTCTGTTTCTCTTGATTTAAAGTCTTTTAAGATAAATTGACCGCTCCCTGTGTTTATCCCCTTAGGTACGTTAAATTTTAAATTTGAAGCTTCTTGAGAGACAAAATTGTTAATTGAGAAAGTAGTATTAGACCCAGAAAAAGTCACTCCCGTAACAAGACTCATAAAATCTCCCGTCACAGTTAACACATCCGACTCTTTAAATACCTGCGTCGAATCAAAAGTATCTGGCGCATCCCCCTGACCTAAAAAGTATCCACTAATAGTTGGCTTTGATGGAGAAATATTTATGATTCCTGTGCTGGAAACAAATCCGCCGCTTGTATTTACAGTGATTATATCACTTGCAGTTCTTTTAGGTATATTAAAACTGATTCCAGTGTGAGAGACTTGAGTGAAGGAAGGGACCACCTTTTCTCCTATCTTTAAACCACTAGGTCTAATGCCTGAAAAATACCCCGATACCACAACAGGATCTCCATATTCCCCACTTACTATAGATACTCCACTTAAAGTCGGCCCAAAAAAAGTAGTTATTGCTTCTAGCGAGCTGCTTCCTCTTTCGTTAGTCACCCTTAACCTATAATTGTTTCCTGTTTGAAAATTATTAGGATAATTAAATATTATTTCGTCATGGCCTGCAGAATAACCGCTAACTTCTACATTGCCTCTAAAGTTCGCAGGTGCTACATTGGTATTATAAAGCCTTATTATAGAGCCCGAATACATTCTCGCTCCATATATAGTTCCTGTTGAACCCGGCTCGACATCAGTATCTGGAATAACTTTAGATATAGAAGGAGTTCCATATACAAAAAATCCATTAGTTATACTTCCTGTGCCGTAATACCCTGAAACATCTATGTCTAAAAATCCCCCTGCTACATTAAAATTAGAAGTGTCCGGAACTATCGTTGTAATACTTTTACCGGGTTTATTTACAATGATGTTTTGAGTCTGGAACTCAGTGCCAACTCCAACGTTACCCCCCCTAAAATTAACCCCTGTTATCCCATATAAATTGTCCCCTTCTAATGTAACAGATTGCTGCCCTACCCCTGAAATTGGAGCTACTCCGGTTATTTCAGGAGAAGGAATACCGGGCCTAAAACTAACAGAAGAAGAGTAAGCCTCAGGATAGCCATTAGAAAATAAACCCACAAGGCTTGTTAATATCGTGGGGCCAGTAGCTATATTTCCGCCAGATAAAGTTATGTCTAATCCCGTAGGTATATGCCCTTGCAGCCTATTATATCCTCCCGCGTCAGTTATTAATTTAAAATTACCGGTTTCGGCACCTACCGAAACTAAACATCCAGTTCCATCTCCCTCTCCTGTATAAAAGATCCCTGAGCTAAAATTAGTGCCACTTATAGTAGCTACTTCTCCTAAGTTTATTCCCGGCGTAATACCGACTATTTCAGCATACGGTTTAAAAAGAAGATTACTTTCCGCATCTACGCTAACCCCACTTTGAAGAAGAAGCTTAGGAACCCCCCTAACGTTTCCTGTAGGGACCGTAGCCTTTACTCCCGTTGATCCCAATGAAGTAAAAGAAGTAAAAATAATATCATTTACCTCTATCCCTGTGACCCCCGACATTCCCATCCCTTCAATTATCAATTCTTCTCCAGCTATAATTTGCCCCGAGTTTAAACCAGTGACTGTAGGTATAGGTAAAAATTTATTATAAGTCTTCCCACTGGCAAAAGATTGATTCCCATTAAGCCCGGTTCTTAAAGATGAAAAAACTGTAATCTCATCATAGGTAGCTCCAGAAGGCACTATAGTTTCAATTACATTTTCTGAAATTACATTAAACGTTCCCGACCGACCTTCTCCGCTGCCGAAATTTACATCTGTTATTTGGTAAAAATTTTCTCCACTTAGTTGCAGAATGTCTCCCGCTTTTCCACTGACGAAACCTGAAGTCATCCCACTTGCCACTACTTGACTTAGCGAATCCAAGACTATATCAATTTTTCCTAATCCTAAAACCCCATCATTCGTTTCTACTGTAAGCTCTTCAGTTATCGCGCCCGGCGGAATCAACCCTGAGACTCCCGTTGTTCCCAGATATACTAACGCCTCCAGTAATTCTTCCCCTACCGCCACATTTCTAGTGAAGTTCATATTAGAACCACTTAGAATAAATCCTCTTTTAGGGTTAAATACTGGCATTTTAGATATTCCCCTCCGAACCCGTAGTCCCGATTCCTACGCAGCCAGCTGCTCCATAACTGTCAATAATATTATTAACAAAAACGCTAGTGCCTTGAGTTGCGCCTTGAGTTACATTCACGCTCTGCTTAATATAATCTCCAATCGCAGAAGCTAAGTTTCTTTGCCTTAATAAACCAGAGCACGTAAAATTCTCCACTACTACTTCTGCATCATTTTTTAAATCTACTGATATTCTCGCAGTATTTCCATCAATAGGCAGATACCCTATAGGGTTATCGGTCTCAAAATTCATATTAACTGTTTTAGGCCCAAAAGAAACAGCGCTTGGCTTTGTCTCATTCATGAGATAAACAGGCTTAACTTCCGCTACATAATTATATGTTCCTGCTACAAATTCTTCTGGCTGAGCTGCTACACCAGAGGTTGTAGAATCTTCTATTGGTATGTAATGAGTTACATTAACGTTTCTTGAGTTTAAAACTTGAGTCCCGGCAATAGCTGCTTCATTAGTAGGCGAAAACACTCCACTTAATTGATCAAAAAAAGTAACAGTAGCATTTGCTATAGCAGGGGAGTTTGGATTAAAATTTACTGAATAAGATGTTAGGTACCCACTATCAAAAGTTAAGCCTCCGAAATTCCCTGAGAGCACTTGACTTTCTTTTATGGGTATCTCTCCTTGGCCAGTAATAAAGGATTTGAAGTAATCTCTACCTGTCAGGTAATAGTTGAATGAGAGCTGGCCGCCTATTCCATTAGATGCTGAATAATCATTAGTGTTTCTTTGCCTTATGGTATAATTAGGCTGTATGCTTGTGCCGAGAGACAGATTAGCATCGGAAGCTAGAATTTCGTTTCCATTAACTTGTAGTTTTGCGTTAGAGGCAGTATAAAACACATTAATAAGCGGCGGTTAAAGTCTTTTGACTTCTTATTATATCATCTAAACCCACAGACACAGAACTACTTATTTGTTTAGCGTTTACTACTTTTACCTTCATTCCGCTAAATGTTCCAGTGCTCCCACTACTAGCTAGCCCGGGATCGAGACCTTTTACATCTATCACGTAACTTCTCTCTATACCGGTATAAGTTAGCCCTGAATCGAAAATATCTTCTGTCACATTTATACTTTCAGAAGCTGTAGTATAATAAGTGCAAGTAGGAAACTCTTGGCCTATTTTATAAAGAGGGTTATGGTTAAAACTTATAGAATAATCTGCACTATAAATAGTCCCCGTCTGTCTTTCTTGAGAACTAGGAGTTACTGAATCATCATAAATTACAGTATTCATTATTGGAGGCATTTGAGTATATCTACCATGCCCTATACCAGTAACTATAGAAGCCCGCGCTCCCTCAGTTCCTACATTACCAGCTTGAGTCGTTGCATTCGCAGCAAGTCTTCCACTTACTGGTAAAAAAGTCCCACTTCCAAACAAAGTGAAAGAGGCGCTAGATGAAGAAACAGAATTGGATGTAACATTAAAACTATAAGAATTAAGAAAACCTATGCCGCTTACTCCCGCGCAAGTTATTCTAACTCCGCTGGCGTACGAATCTGTAGAATTTTTAATACCACTAGCAAGCCCGTTAATAATGTTTCCTTGTTGCGCAAAATAAGAACCCGTAATGGTAGTAAGAAAGTTAAATGAAATATCCCCAATACGAGGCCCACTTGGAAGCTGTCCCAACGGACCCTTCCGACCCACACTATAAAGAGGAGAAATAGAGTTAGAGAAATTAATAGAGCAATCTGAAGCCATTAATACCTCTCCCTCATTCGAGGCGAGGTCCCGTACCTGAACCGCTGCTTTATCGTAAAATATTTGTGCCATGACCTTTTCCTTTTTTTTATTACACTATTTTTCCCTCAAAATGAAAGATCTTAGGTTGAAATTCATCTTTACATTAGAGTCTACGCCCCCATTGAACGATTCTGACGTTAATAACATATTGTCAAAGTCATACCTTAATAATATATCGTGAGAATCATTTTTTTTCAAAGTTATCACTGTATTTTTGAAAACTGTTTCATCAGGACTTAACCTCATACTCTTTATCTCATAATCATCTACCTCTAATTCAAAATTAACATTCACTTCTATTGGGGTTCCAGCTATGACTCCAGTAGGCTGATCAATACCTAACGCATAAAGAGGCACTCGGGGCGTAGCTATATTTACATCAAAAGAGCTTACTCTATTAGTGCTAAAAGTATCTAAGTTTATCTCCATAGACCCATAACTAGTAATATTTAAGCTAGGAGACGTGGATGAAGTCTGCTCCCATGAGTCAAATTTAGCCCCTGTTCCAAAGTTTCCATAAATCACTGAATTAGTTGAAGTCTCAGGAATTTGCCCAATGCCACACTTAACTGAATAGGTTTCTAAATACCCTTCTGTGAAGTAAAACTGCTTAGCTCCATAGTCCACAACCCCACTAAAAGGGAAAGTCCCCGTAAAATTTTGCATCAAATCCCTAGAATATCCTGCATTCGGAGGTAAAAGCTGAGTTAATATTGTACCCACCTCTAAATTAGCCTGTTGAGGACCTTGTGGGTAGTAATCTATAGCTCCTCCTATACCTAAAGCTGTCGTAGGTTGAGCTGCTGAGCTATAAGAAGCGCTTAAAGATTGAATTCCTTGTATTCCGCTGCCGTTAATCGTGAGCTTCTCCGCTTCCCGTGTTATTCTTCCTAACATTACCTTATCTTTATTTTACACTCTTTTTTGTGTGTAATATAATAAATAAAGGATTAAGGAAAAATGGCAGATAGTATATATAACGTACCAGAGCACAATAGCAGCAATACATATGCTAAAAATGCTATAGTTTTTACGCAAGATCCCATTCAAGCAGGTACTGGAGCCCCTAAAAACATTAAATATTATTACGCGAGGCAAGCTGTCCCAGCTTCTACAACCATCACTACAACTAGTTATTGGGGAGGGTACACCACCGCAAGCGTTACTCCGGGGCCACGGAATAAAACTCTTCCTCAGTTTATTTGGACCCCTTCTTACAATTTGTCCGTTAATCAGCAACCTAAAGTAAACTCTATTGTATTAGGCAATGGATACGAACAAAGGATTCCAGATGGAATTTATAACAATTTAATTAGACTAGACCTGTCTTTTGACATGAGGACTGAGCTTGAAGCTCGAGCAATAGCTCATTTTCTTCGCGCAAGAAAAGGTTCGGGCAGTTTTGCTGTCCAATATCTTCCAGAAATTTATCTAGACACTGCAAATTACGTTAAAAGGTTTTATTGCCCAACGTTTAATACCAGTTTTGCATTTCATGACAATTATACAATTAAAGCTACTTTCGTAGAGACTAATAACTAAAATGCCCGATTTTGACAATCCTACCCCTGCTCAATTACAAAGCTCTATAAAATCTTTAAATTTTGAGCTATCTAACCTTGAACCCTCATCTATGGTCACCTTGTTTGAGATTGATGTATCAGACTTAATGAGAGACAAAGATATAAATATTCAAAGCGATGCCAAACATTTAGGTTTAGATGAAAATACTGTCAGCGACGGAATCTTAAGGTTTCATAACAATATTAAAGTATTTAATTCTTATGTCGTATGGCAAGGTAAAACCTATGTTCCCGCCCCGATCCAAGCAGAGGGTTTTGAATCAAGCAGTAGAGGGACTTTGCCTCAACCTACTCTTTCTATTAGTAGCCAGTCTGAAACAGGGAACGATCAATTAGCTCTTTTAAAATATGAAATTAGAAAAATAGGAGACCTTATTGGAGCTAAGGTAACTAGAAAAAGAACCTTCGCCAAATACTTAGACTCGGTAAATTTTGGACGTAATGCTGAAGCAAAAATTGGTCGCAACAGCAATATGCTGCCAGATGGGTATGAGCCTGATCCTTTTGCTTATCTCCCTAGTGATGTTTATTTTATCGAAAGGAAACAATCAGAAAATAAAACAATGCTTAGTTATCAACTTTCCTCTGTTCTTGATTTAGAAGGAACGAAGTTACCTAAACGTGTTATATTGGCTGATAAATGCGTTTGGCAATACCGAGGAATAGGATGTTGGTATCAGGCACCGTATGAGGACGAATTTAAAGATGACCCCTCAAACAACGAGCTGAACTACCCGACTAATGTCCCCCCTCTCTTACAAAAGGCACAAGTAAAAACTTTAAAAGCTGAAGGTTTAGGACCGGACTTGATCCCGGCCAAAAAAACTTTTGTTGCCGCTGGTACAGCATGCGGGATGCTGAAGAGAGCTGCGCCTATCGCTACGGATTCCGATGAAGAGATCGATAAGGTTATTGGAACGGCCTTAAAGGCAGATAAAGGAGAATTTGGGAAGGTGAATGGTGAACCTGCCTTCCCTAGCGACGGCTATAATAAAGGAGACTTTGTTTATATTATAAAAGATGATATTAAATATTATTTTGTGTGTCGGCTAGCCAACGGCCAAACCGGCCCTGATTCTGCTATCTCTCCCCCTAACTCTACTTACTCGGTTGCGGATGAATGCTCTAAATCTTTAACGGGATGTAGAATGAGATGGGGATCTGGATTACCAAAAAGTAAAGGGGCACAAACATTTATTGAAGGAGAAGATCAGCCCCTACGAAAAGGCAAGCTACCTTATGGAGGATTCCCCGCCGCTAAAAAAATGTCTAGGTTAAGTTAATGATTGAAGAAAATATAAAACAAAAAATAAAACACCACGCTCTAGCAGAAAATCCTAGAGAATGTTGCGGAGTTGTAGTCTCTCAACAACCTCAATCTCTTGTATTTGAATGTAGAAATGTTTCGGACACTCCTAAAAAAACTTTCTCTTTAAGCCCGGTTGATTATTTACACGCCTCACGCAAGGGTAAAATAAAAGCTATTTATCATTCTCACCCCAATGAAAATAAAACATTTTCTAATTATGATATTTTAAACAGCCAATCCCATCAACTCGATTATGTTCTTTATAACATACCTTCTGATTCTTTTTCTTTCTTTGATTATAAAAAGAATAAAACTTTTATTTATAACAAACCTTTTAAAACGCAGACCGCAGATTGCTATTCTTTAGTGAAAGAATATTACCAAAAATTAGATATAAATTTGTTAGACGAGCAAAATAGCAGGACTAACCCGGATTGGCATACCCAAAATCCGAATTTAATAGAGAAAATTTTTAAGTTAAATACAAGTAAAAACAAACATCTTTTCCATCAAGTGAATACAAACGAACTAAAAAAACATGACATTTTATCTTTTGAATTAGTGGAAGGGAAAGGCCCTATCCATGTGGGGGTTTACTTAGGAGATAACACCTTCACGCATCATCCAAGAGGAAAATATCCGTGTATTGAGCCTTTAAATAGAACTTACAAAAAAAGAATTCATTCTATATTTCGATATGAAAAATTTAACTAAAATTACAATTCATGGAGTTTTGGCTGAGCAGTTAGGACGCTCAGAATGGAATTTGTCTGTAGATAGCGTTGGAGATGCCGTAAGAGGAATCGAGTGTAACACAAAAAATTTTTTCCGGCAGTTATTGGAAAACGACAAACAAAATATTAAATACAGAGTTTTAATAAATGACCAAGATTTTGCAATTGAAGAAGGTAAAGATATAAATAGTGAGGAAGGGCTAATGTCTTCAGAACTGGTTATGAAAAAACAAGGTATTAAAACTATAGATATAGTACCGGTTATTGAAGGCGCAGGAGACTGGATTACTATTATAGCAGGAGTTTTTTTAGTGGCTAGCGGGTTAGGAGCATTCGGGGCCGGAGGTTTGCTAGGCGCTTTAGGTGGAGGCGCTATGGCTCAAAGCGCCTTGATACTTGGAGGTATAGGATTAATTGCAGCCGGGGTGACAAACCTTTTAACAGAAATGCCTAAGTTTGGAGACTTTAGAGAAATTGAAGGAGGGGGAGCTAAGTCTTATCTTTTTAATGGTCCTGAAAACACAGTTAGAGAAGGCGGCCCTGTGTTTGTAGGGTATGGAAGGCTTTTAGTCGGAAGTCACGTTATCCAAAGCTCTGCTGATGTTGTAGATATTGACGCCGAAATTAAAAAACCAAGCTCTAAATGGGGAGAAACTAAGTACGGGTTAAAATATAATATACCTAATCAAATAGACACATCTAGCTGGAATGGCTAAGGATTAAATAAAATGGGTAAGAAAAAACATAATAAATAAAGGATTAAGGAAAAATGGGAGAAAAAAAAGGAAGACCGCAAATAGTAGATATAGCAGCGGTAAGAAAATATGTTGGCTCAGAAGATGTAGCTAACAAAGGCCCTCAGTATGTTGTATCTCGTTCTTATTCAGAGGTAGTAGACCTTATTTCAGAAGGAACTATAGAGGGGCTAGCCAGCGGTAAATATACTTATAAATATGATCCATCTAATGCAACAGGATGGAAACAGGTTAATTTTGATGTATATACGGCCACAGGAACCAACGCATCAGACACGGTCATGAGTGAGGAATTAGGGTTTTTAAGGTCCGTCTATTGGAACGAAGTTCCTTTAGTTGATAAAGATGGATATTATAATTTTCCTTCTATTAACATTAATTATGTTAAAGGAAATCCTCTAGGGGACGTCCCTAAACTTGGAGCCGATTTACCCGGATACGGAGATCTTGATTCCAATGAACAACTCGACCTTTCAATAACTAGAGCGGTGGGAGAGAGACTTTACGGACCAGAAGTAAAAGGAGGAGACGCTAGCCCAACCTCTACAAAACACGCCGTATTAAAAGGCGATATAGATAAATATGCTAAAACGTACACTATCCTGAACAAGGAGTGCTCCTCTATTCAAGTTAATATAAAAGTTGCAGCCCTTCTTGAAAATATTATGGCGGGGCCGAAGACCTATAAAAAATCAAAATACCTCCGGGCTTGCGCAAAAGCCTCCACTGGATACGGAGATACAAAAGCAAGAACTGTGGAGTACAGTATTTATTATCAACCTATGTTTGACACTAAGTTCTCTAATGAAACTCAGACTAACCTTAACAAAAGCACACTTTCTTCTTATAAATGGACTCTCGCTAAAAAAGAAACAATAACTGGTAAAATAGACGAACCTTATATTCGAACCACGCCTATTGATGTGTCACAAGCAGGGTTTATGGATAAAGAGGGATTTGAGGGTTGGAGGATAAGAATAGTTAGGACAACTCCGGAATCCTTGACTTCATTTTTAAGAAATCAGACTTTTGTAGACTCTCTTGTAGAGGTATACGGAACTAAACTGATCTATCCTTATTCTTCTATGGTTTATAGCCTCTTTGATGCTCGGAATTTTCAAAGAATGCCTCATCGAGCCTATGACACTAAACTCATGAAAGTTAAAGTGCCTAATAACTATAATCCTATTTTAAAAAGCTATGGCAAAAGTGACGGGGCTGGAGCTCTTAAAGAAAACTGTACTCTTACAGAAGAAAATGCGGGCGCTTCTAATTACAAAATAACCACATGGGTGCGCTCCACTGTCGACCCTAAAGACTCTGTATGGGATGGGGAATTCAAAAAAAATGAGAATGGAGAGTACGTAGAACAATGGACTGATAATCCAGCTTGGTGTTTTTATGACTTGCTAACTAACCCGCGTTATGGCCTCGGTGAATATATAAATTCTTCAAATATTGATAAGTGGGCTTTATATGAAATAGCTCAATATTGCGACGAGTTAGTTGATGACACTTATGGTGGATTTGAACCTAGGTTCACTATTAACTATATTATTACATCCCGGGAAGAAGCTTTTAAAGTCGTCAATGATTTAGCTTCAGTATTTAGGGGTTTAGCTTATTATGCTAATGGTAGTATTTTTTCCGCTCAAGATAAATATAAATTACCAGTTTATCAATTCAACAACTCTAATGTCGTTGATGGCAATTTCACTTATTCTAGTTCGTCAAAAAAAGCCAGACATACTGTAGCTATAGTTCGTTATAACGATAAGAAAAATTCTTTTCAACCAGCTATTGAATACGTAGAAAATGAGGAAGCTGTTAGAAGATACGGTATAAGAGAAATACAAACAACAGCTTTAGGTTGCACAAGTAGAGGGCAAGCAAGGCGATTCGCCAAGTGGATATTAGCTAGTGAAGCTGAAGAGACAGAGACAGTTTCATTTACAGCTGGGTTAGAGGCCAGTTATTTGCGCCCGGGAGACGTCATACAGATTTACGATAATAACATTAGCCCTTTAAAATACAGCGGAAGAACTAATATAGTTCGCCCTTTAACTATCAACAAAAGTAGAGCTTTAGCTTATGACTTTGAGGGAAGCAATAACGTTAACAGTATAGTCTTAGATCAATCTTTAAATTTTTCAGCAGATAAAATATACGAGCTTTCACTTTTAACTCCCACTTATGATTACGCATCTAGCAGTTCTAACTCAAGTCAAGAACAAGACGGCGTGAGAAGAAGCCATATACAAAAACTTTACTTTAATGGTTCTGATACCAACTCACTTTCCGGTACCGATGGAGCGTACAGATCTGACACCATCATCACCGGAGCCCCTGTCTGTACTCAAATCTTTTTTAATAGCGGGTTGGGCATTAAAACTGACGGAACTGTAGGAGTATTGGACAGCAATTATAGTAACCAAACCGGAAACCAACTTGATTTTAAAAATTATGTCATTACGGGCTATACTAATAATAATGTAAGTCCTTATGTAGCTGGGGAGGACTCTATTTCTGTCGCTTATTCTGGAGGTTGTTTTTCGGGAGAAAATTTAATATGGAGCGTTGAGCCGGCTGATAAAGATGATCCCGATTATATAGATGGAAATTATTTAAATTATAAAGTTGTCAACGCTAAAGAAGAAGCAAACGGATCTAATTCTATTGCTGCGCTTTTGTACTCGACGGGCAAATATGACAAAGTAGACAGCGTAAACACTTCACTGTCAGACGTAGACAGTGCTTCGGGGTTTTTCCCTGTCCGAGATATAGTAGGTTTTAATAATCTAGACATAGATGGCTGGACTGAAGCTTACCCTGAACAAGATTATGTGCCTTCTGCCGGTGGCGACCAAGGAGAATACACCAATAAAAATCTTCTAACCGTAACCGCGGATCATCCTTTTCAGTATGACGGAACGTCTTCTTCCGAAAATAGAAATGTTTTGAGCATGTTGATAGATTTTTCTACAGCAAGATTTAAATCTACTCTTTATCTAGGGGATGCATCGACTAAAACCGTAACTACTCCAGCACAGAGTATTAAAGACAATCAACTTTCTTTAAATTATTCTATAAGTATTATAACTTCAGGCGATCCCCTCATAACAAAAAACTGGAACACTGCGAATCCAATTTCTAATCCAGCGGATAGCGTTACTTACATCGTTGATGCTGAAGATTATTACAAAATTGCAGCTAATGAAGTAGCTGTAATATCGGATGATGATAAAAAATACTTTTCTGACGACTTATCCCGTATAAAATTAGAAGCTTTAATCAGTGAAAAAGTGGCTCATTACATTGTTATTTACCCTATAACTGATGCGGGAACTGTTGGGCACGGATTATTTAATAAGTTTGATGTCCCTGATTTAGAGGAAATTGATAATTATGTAGTTAATCCGGTCGGGACCAAGAAAATTACCTCTCTAAGAACGGAAGGTCTTATAGGAAATGCAAACCCAGCTAATAGCGGCATTATAAGTACAGATTCTGAAGAGCCAACTTTCATATGGAACGTAAGCGACCCTGAAGGAATATATAATGATGACCCCCAAATTACCCAAGATGAAGGGAAAATAACTTTAGGAAATCCTGATGCTTATGAGATGCATTATCTTAATGACCTTTTAAACTATAGAATTACTATAAGAGAGTATCAACAATCTGGTGCGGCTATAAATATACCTAGCGATACTATCTATTATGAATTCACGGGGTATAGCTCTCCTACCGCCTCTCCTAGTTTTGTTTTTGATTATTTGTATAATACTCCTGACATAATTAATGATCTCCAACCTACAACAGAATTAACTTACACGGGTAATAACGAGAACACTCGAGGCTACTCTAGGTACACAAACGCAGGCCCTAATAGTAATGAGACTTTTTACAAAGTCGATCCCAGCGGATTCGTTATAAGAGATTACCCTAAATTTCCTCTACGTAATTTTGATATAGTCGTCGAAGCGCAAGGAGCAGATGGAGTGACTAGTTGCAACAATCCTCTTTACGCTAATACTATTGGTAATATTGGTGTGGGTAACGGAGCTAAAGAAGTCTTTACTGAGGAAAAAGTAGATGTTAACTATGATATAATGTCTATTTCTATTGATTCTCCTAGCGGTTTATTTTTTGCCCAGCAACATGAGAAGGACAATCCTAAATTTCCTTTTAAAATTAATTATTTAAGTGATAGACGTGCTGCTCAAAATGATTATCCTTATAAAGCGCAGGCAAGTATTCAACCTAATGGCTATTTATATTTCTCTATTAACCAAGTAGAAAAAGCTAATGGAAATACGACTATAGATGAAGAAGCATTTGATAATTATTTCAATAACACTGTTGGGTTAGTTTATTATTATACTACGGGAGACAATAGGCAGGATTTCGAGGGCGACACTCAAGTAGCTTTAAATCAAGCTCCTGAGTTTAGGGTTGAAATTCAAAATAGAGTAGGTGAAGTTTTCACAGCTGACACTGAAGCGAATATAGATAACCTAAGGTCTTCTACTGTCTCTGCTCAAGGAACCGCTTTCGAAGGATTGGTACAAGACATAAAAGCTGATTATGACGGATTAGTTCACCGAGGCTATTATCTCTTTGGAAATGATGTAGACCTTGATGCCGTACAAATTCCATTCCCTAAAGTTGGACGAGACGAAGTCCAAAACATTAGGGTTGCAATGGCTTTCTTTGACAATCTATCTCTTAAGAGAGCTTTTGATGACGATGATGATACTCCTCTTTATGTACAGAGTTCGAGTATTGATCCTGACTCAAGTAAACCTTACCGTCTTCCTAAAATATTAACAGATACAGATCTTAATTTCTCTACTAGAGTAACTAATTTAAAAACTAAATATACCGCCGAAGGCTTAGAGAGGACGCAGCAGGAAGAAATTGACGGAGTTATTAAGGAGCCTTTCTTGGAACAGCCGGGGACAGCTATATTTTTATCTGAAAGCAGTATATTAAGTTCTCATGATGCGGCTTTGGCTTTTCGCGGCTGGGGAGAAATAGTTATTGGAGCTACTTTCGACCAAGCAGAGATTCTTTGTCGATATTATGGGGGGCCAAGTTATCGAGATTTCACTCCTCTTAAAATTCTTACAGAAGACATAAATCAAGGTGAAAACATAGGGATTATCAAAAGGGATTACGTAGTAAATGTAAATAAATCTTTCTCTAAAGGAGTTTTAGATTTATCAAATATCGTAGCTTCCTGCAAAACGGGCATGCTGACTGAAGATGGAATTAATTCCGAAAGATCTAGAGACTATCGGAGTGCTTACCAGAGACTGATTAAAATTGTAGTACCTTTTGATGGGGTTAGTTATGATATTGGCAAGTATAATGTATTATGCGACGTAATGGACCCAACTCAAACTAATATAGATGACGTGATTCATTCCCACGGTTGGCACACTGATAACACCTCATTTTTTGTAAATAAAGAGAGTGATCAGTTTACTATTGATATAAGTCAATGGGGAGCACCGCTAAACATTGAGAAGGTAGGGCCTTTCGCTTCAGCAAGTGACCTTGCAGCACTAGGTGGACTAAAAATCAATATTAGAGTTTTAGCCACAGACGAGTAAAATAAAAGTATGAAGCCGGAA